TTTGCGCCCATCGCAGAGAAGAGTTGCCGCGGCAAGCATTTGTTGTGCGACGCCGACAGCCACTTGGTTCATATGCTCGTGGCGCGCGTCGTCCTCGAAGTCGATCTTGAGTTCGATGCGATAAGTTTTCCGTGTCATGGTATTATCCCATTCCTTTAGTTTGTTGAGTATCTGCATATAGTGTTGCTAGTGCTCGGTGAGATGACCCCACCGAACACGATTGAACTTTTCCTCGATGCGCTCATAAAAATCGCTGTTGCGCATTTTGTAGTTCACTTGAGCAACGCGAGCGTCGTCATCAGAGAGTTGTTACGCTTGGCCCACGCGAGCATCTCGGGACGAGCAACGAGTGCTGTGTTGCGCGTGACGACAGCCTTGGCGAACGTGACTGCGAAGTCAGCGGGCAGGCGCTCGACATAGGTGATGATCGGACCGAGGGTGGAAGCGTCGGTGCGCGCTGCAAGATTGTAAGCAACGAGCATCTGCGCATCCGGCTTGGTCGGAACCTTGACCGTACCTGGAGAGGTAAGGATCTGATCGAACGGCGGCAGCTCGGCAGCGAGGCGCAGGGTCGCGAACAACTGAGCAGACGCAGGACCACCGATGAAACCAGACGCAAGCTCGATAGCGTCGGAGTCGGTTGGCAGATTGTCGTCGTCGTCAGCCATGAGCGACAGCATCTCGCCGCACGCAACGAGCGCACGAGGCGTGCAGAACGGACCTTGCTTTTCTGGCACGCCTTCAGGGAACACGACGTTGGGGTTCTGCGCCGCGAACGTGATGATAGCAGGATGCACACCGTGCTTGTGCGCCCATGTCTCCCAGCCTGGAAGGTCGGGGGTCACGTCGATCTCGCAACGACGATTGATCAAGTGATCGAGTTCTTTGGTTGAACCCGAACGATCCTGCGAACGATTGCCCGCCATCCATACGACCCAGCCATCAGGAACCTGATGCGGACCGCAGCGACCGGACAGAGCCATCTCACCGATGATCTTCTTGACGTCGGTATCCATCTTGTCAGCCTCGTCGACGAAGATGATGCCGCCGTCGTATTCCTCGAGACGCTTACCTTCCGAGGTGCGCCACCAGAACGGATCGGTGTAGACCGACTCGACACGACCAGTGTCAGTGTGCTTGGGCACGAGATACCCGACAGCATCAGCAGGCGTGAGCAGCGGACCATTGATGAGAACGAAGCCGAGAGATTTACCTAGCGAGGTAGCGATCTCTGGCACAACAGCAGTGACGGTAGATGTCTTGCCGATGCCAGGACCGGACTTGAAGTAGAAGCACTTGCCGGACTGATACATAGCGGTGGCGCGCTTAGACACTGTAGAAAGATACATGGTAGACTCCTGTGGGTGTAGCCCGTGGTGGGGGCGTTACTTGGAAAGGTAATTAGTTCTTGCCTTGGTGTTCATTGGCTACAAGTTTGGCGTAGCCTGCGATGTCATCCCAGTGATCCTGGAAGTGTGGATCACCTGCGAGAATACGTCCGATCTTGTGTGCGATCATGTCGAGCGTCTCTTGCTCGGTCATGTAAAGCGTCGGCCAGTTCTTACCCCGACGCATCATCTGCTTGAGCATCTGTGTAATGCTGGCATGGTCTTTATAATCGCCATGCGTCTTACCCCGTTGGGTAAGGATATCGTCAATAGAAGTTGTCATGGTGGTATCCTGTGATGGTGTTATGCAATCAAGATTGGAATGGTAGTCAATGTAATTTATCTTTTACCTATTGTCTACTTACTCCTCTCGGTAACCGACAGGCGGCGGCTATGCTTGATACGCCACGCCTTGTATTTTTTATAGACCAGTTTGATTTTGCGCTTCTCGTTGGCGAGCTGCACCTTCAGCGAGCGGATCTCCTTGTTGTGCGGGCGTTCAATCTGATTGAGCTCAGTCCGCATGTTGATGACCAAAGCCAAGAGCTCATCCCGATCTAATGTGGTCGGGTCTAACTTCTTCCAATTCATAATACCTACCAAGGTAACTTGAGTTTCTTGCGATCGTCAGGGTCAGACATGACCTGACGCATGTAATCATAGAGAAGTTCCTTGCTCTTGAAATAGAAATCGAAGTGTTTGGTGTAAGCCCGATATGAGATGTCTTGATGGTTTGATGTAGCGGCGTAGCGATAACTGACCTCGTTACCTGCCAAGGTAAGTGGCGCCCAGATGAACGAGCAGGTTTTGGTGCGCGGCACATGCAACCAGTTCCCTGCAGTGAAAATAAACGGACGCGCCTCTTGTCTGGCCACGACACGCATGAGTGCGCGCAGGGACTGGTGCGGGATCTCATAGCCACTCTCCCAGCCTGGCATTTCAAAGTATCCCTTGAGTAGAAACTGGTCGTTCATGGTTTGTATTTTATGGATCATCGTCTCAGCGATATTCACTTTAATCTCCTATGCTGTTATGTTGTGATGGCGGGGCGGCTTGTTTCTGCTGCTTCCAAGTCTTGGGTTTGCCGAAGCAGAGCAGCGTCACGCAAGCCACCCGCATTACCTCAAAAGGTAGGCATGTAGGTCTTACCCTCAGCCTGTTCACGCAGGCAGTCCGCGAGTTGCGAGCGAAGCACGGGCAGCGAAGGATGATCGCCCTGCCACTCCAACTCCTCGATCTGTTTACGCAGTTGCATAATCAAAAAACGAATAGGGATAAGATCGGGGGTCATGATTACCTCACGAGGGAAGATGTGGTGCTGTGGGGTATTCGACCGCAGCCATGATGTTTGCATATGCTTCATCAGTAAGTGCTTCGATACATTCCTGTTCTTCAGGTGACATATTGTTCCATGCTGCGTCGTCAGCCTTGTCCGCCATCCGCATTGCGTAGTGAAACGCGGTGCGCGCGATCGCGTAGAACATGTCGGAAATAGTCCGGTAGATCTTGACCTTCATAATTACCTCCTTGGGTAAGAACAACTTTGATAAGGGACTCGCTCAAAAACCAAACGAGCAATGCGTAGATAGAGAAACCCAATAACTCTGCGATCAATTATTCCTCCTCTTGCACCTCCAGAAATTTAGGTTTGCGATAATCTTTTCTTTGGATGTCGTTGTGCCAATGCAGCACGCGCGACATACCTGTTACTTGTTTAGGTAATCGGTATACGATAGCGATCTGGCCGAGCCAAAAATTGGGTGTGCGAGACTCGTCACTTTCGATGCCGTTATCTGTGATACGGTATTTGACAAACAGATAGACAGCCTCGCTTGCACTCGATGCCCACACGATTAGTTCGTCACCTGTATGCCCCTCATCAAGGCAGATGTAATAGAGAGCTAACTCATCCTCCATCCATTACCTCCTGAGGTATTTCGCTCGACCAGACCAACTCGACTTCTTTGAATGTAGTCTCGCCGCATTTGTTGCACATATTCTCTGGTTCCCAATCTTGGATTTCCCAATTTTGGTTGGCGTCACTCCATGTGCATTGTGCTGTGCCATAGATACTGTCGCCATTACATTGTTCGCATCTGATTGTTATACGCTTTTGGGTTTTGTCTTGCATGGTCTACCTCGTGGGGTAATTGATCCCAGACGTTTGCATTGTTCTTTGAAGTAGCGATCAGCTACAGACTTGACGTCATACTTGGGTTCGCGCTTGTGCATCACTCATCTCCCTTTGTGCGGCTGCTCAGGCAGCATGATAATGATTGCGTGCATTGATTTGGTTTTGAGGATCTTCTGCGCTTGCTGCCGTGCAGCAGTCTCATTGACAGCCTCGACGACGATGCGCCTGCCTTTGGCTAATGCAATGTATGTCATGGTTTTACCTCGTGGGGTAAGTATCGAAATTGGTATGTGTGCAAGGCGCGAGGTTTGGCATTGGCGAGCCGTGCCAAGCCCTGATACATGTCGTTTGCCAGCGTCACGTCGTATTGCGTGACGATCTGCCGAGCAGAGATCTGGTCAAGCACAGCAGCACATGCCTCGATAAACATGTTTTGGGTTGTCGACGTTAGAAGCAGCATCAGAGCGGCACGCAGCTCGTGCTGTGCAATTTCCTCTTCAGGTAAAGTCATCATTGTTACCCCTCAAAGTAATTCTTGGCGATCCGGCCGACGACATAGCTAATGACAACGAACCCGATCAAATAGGGAAGCACGCCTTCTTCCCATGCCGCCCAGAGCAATGTGAGGCAGACAATACCCATGAGGGTAATGAGTGCGCCATAAGAGAAATATTCAAAATCCATTGTTACCTTTGGAAGTAAATGCTTGCTTTGAGCACGGCATGTTGCGGATTGCGGGCGCGAATGAACACGGCAGTCCACGGGCGTGGATGCCAGCCCATTGTGCCGAGCTGGCCTTTGGGACGGACGCAATACTTGTCGTCGCGAAGATGTGTGGCTTCGAGTTCCATGTTACCTCCAAAGGTTATCGAATGGCCGCGTTGATCAGCAGCGTCACAGTTATGGCGATCTCATAGATCACCATGAGAATGAATATGGCCGTGATGTATCGAATGAATGTAGTTGATGACATGATGTTACCTTTCGGGGTAATGCAGCCGAAGGCCGCTGCAACGCATAGACAGCCGACAGCCCTCGCAGCGCGTGATAGTTACGCGAACAGCCGACCGCTTTTGCAACGCGATGATAGTTAGGCTCGATGATAGCCAAATACGCATAGCGTTTATGATAGCTATACGTTTTATGTATATCGAGATTTTATGATTTGATGGCCGACCGACTGGCCGGATTAAATCCGACCAGCCAGCAGGGGCCGACGCGCGGAGACCAAGCCGCGCGTCGTAACTTGTCAGATTTGAAGCGAGCCTTGCGACTGCGCTTGCGCGACGAGGATCATAGCCGCGCGGAGTTTCTTTTCGTCTTTCGACATTGCAGGCAATTCGCCGCCCGCTTCCACGATAGCGTTGCCGACAGATGCGAGCGCGTCCTTCACATAATCAGCCGCGCCGCCGTCAGCTTTCTCAGCCTCAGCAACCCGCTTGAATAGGCGCTTGTAATCAGCCTCCAGATCAGTGAGGAGCGTCTTTTCTTTTTCGTCCGTGGCAATGCACGCCTCAATCTCATCCGCCGTCAGCGCGATTTTTGCGTTCGCGTTTTGCTTCTTCGAGATCGCGAGAGTTGATTGCCAAAATGTTTTGCTAGCTAGCTTCGCGTCCCGACGGTCACGGATAATGTCCTGCACCCCGTCGATCACCGCGACGGCGTCGACCGTGTTCAAACCTGCATAGGTAATGATCTCTTTCAATTCGCTTGCGCGGACCGACAGCGACTTGTGCAGATGCGCCGCCTTCTTTGAGACGCGCTCAATGTAACGCTCATAGATCGCTTTGCTTTCGTCAGCCGCGATCACGCCGTTGTGCGCCGCGCGGACCGTAGCCTTGAGCCAGTTGGGACGGCTGTCGACGCCGAGCGCCTCTTGCGCCGCGAACTTGTCGACCGATGCAAAATATTCGTCACGCTGTGCGAGAAGCGCTGTGCTATTGGAAAGTGCAGTCATGGTCTAAACCCCTGTAAATGCGGCGCGGTGTGATAGGTGGCGCGCCTTGTTTATGTTACCTGATCAGGTCATCCGATCAAGATCGTCCGGAAATGGACTAACGCGCCGAGGCGCAATAAAGAATATAAAACCCGTAACCCTTTGATCCCATTCATGTCGACGCTTATTCTTTATTCTTTGTTTTGTTTTTCAGTGAAAAAGAGAAATGATGTTATGCCGCGACCGTCTCACCGTCCCGCCCGTGGCCCGTTAGTTGAAATGTATAAAATAAAGAATAAAGAATAAAGAATAAGAGAGAGAGAGGAGAGCGTTGCCGCCCCCCTCGCCTTGCCGTCAGACCGTCGAACGCTTCGACGGCTTGCATGTTACAAACAAGACACCAGCCTTTGCCGCTTCGAAGCGCGTCATGCCTTCACGATAATCGCCGAGATCATGTTTCGGCTCAGGCATCCGATGGAGCCGCGCCGCGCAATCATTCGCGCGCGGCATTGCTAGAAGATCGCGCCGAGCAAACGGCTTGACCTGATCAGGTAATTGACCGTTAAATAAATCAACCATTGCTCACCGTCCCGTAATAGCGCGAGAGAACATCATCAAGAGAGCTTGCCGCGCCGCGCACCGCATCCGGCTTTTGAACTTGCTCGACTGGCCCGAACAAAACGAATTGCGCATCGACTGTATATTTGAATGTTGTAATCCGTATCGTCATCGAAGCATCGCGCCCTTTGACTGTTTTTGTTTGTTTCCGTTTCATGGTCATGTCCTATTGTTGAACCCCTTACATATAAGCATTAAGGAATGGACATGACCTGTTCAGGTAAAAAATCTCGTCGAGGCTAATCCGTAAGATCGCGAATGCGTCATCATCGCAGTATTCTATTTTTCGATGTTGCGACGGTTGGACCGGCCACCGTTCTGCGCCATCGAGGGTGGCCCCTACCCCCACCCCCATCTGGACCAGCCAGGGCCACCCCCACCCCTTCTTTTTAGGTACCTTAGAAATACCTAGGCCAAAAAATTGGCATTTTTACCTAGGTGACACCTTGGTGCATTTTCTGCCCCTGCACAGGTCTTGCACATAACACCATCTAACCCTTTGATCCCAAACGTGTTTTAAGGCCGCGTCATATACCAGTATTTGCAAGACCAGAAAAAACCCAAGCCATTAAAAACCCTGAAAAATCCAACAGTTTCACCTAGTTAGAATAAAGCCGTTACCTGGTTTGACATGGGGTACGCGCTGGCTAGATTGGGTCTCGTGCAGGGTTCACTGCACATGGATTGCACAGGGTAGCCATGGCCTCCATCTATAAGATCCAGTCAGGTTGGCGTGCTCAGGTTCGTCTCACTGGAAAACCCACCGTCTCCAAAATCTTCCCCACCAAGAACGATGCCGTCCGTTGGGCTCGTGACGAGGAACACCGTCTGACCACCTCACGGTCAGACAACCCGAACCTTACATTTGCAGAACTTGTGGGGGACTATTTCGAGCGCCTGATGCGTGTGAGCCCTACCAAGCATCGGACCATCGAGCGGGTGCTACTCCCATATTGGGGGACATACCGGATGACCGAGATCACCACGGGCACAATCTCCACCTACGCCGCGAAGCGGGCGCGTGCCGGCAAGAAGCCAGCGACCATTCTCCAGGAGCTCACATATCTCGGGGTCACACTTGGGCACGGTGGTGTGCTGGCCGGGAACCGGGAAGCACAGTTCGCGCGCCTCGAGCTGACGGCTGCGGTCAAGAGCCTGCGCCATGCTGGCGTCGTGGCGAGTTCCGAGGAGCGCGATCGTCGCCCCACTGAGGAGGAGCTGCACAAACTCATGACGTGGTTTGGTCAGGTGCGGTCCGACATTCCGATGGCTGATATGGTGTTATTTGCGATAGCCACCTGTATGCGACTCGGCGAGATCACGGGTCCGGGCGGGCTACGGTTTAGCGACGTCGATTTGCAAGACCGAACTGCGCTCCTTCGCGGACGCAAAGACCCGAGACGGCCGGGCGGTCGCGACGAGGTGGTGCCTCTCGTCACAGGGCATTTCAGTTTTCATGGAAGCGTCATCGACCCCGTGGAAATCATCAAGCGGAGGGCGCTTACCTCGTCAGGTAAGGATTACGTCTTTGAGCCACGGGAAATCGCCGTCACCCATAGCTTCATGAGGGCGACTACTAATTGTGCAATTACAAATCTGCATTTTCACGACCTACGACATGACGGGATATCAAGGTTATTCGAGGCCGGGTATGATATACCTAAGGTCGCGGCCATCTCAGGACACAAAACATGGAAGCATCTCGCCCGTTATACCCACTTGAGACCTACTATTATTCAGAAATAAGGCTGTTAGAAAAATTCGTAAGGCTTGAAACATGTACCAAAGCGACCTATAACCGCTCCGGTCTGTGAAAATAATCATCGGGGCACTTGGAATATGACACTATTGGAAGGGGAAGATGCCGGTAAACTTCGCGTATTAATCGGTGTCATGACCATTGATCAGCTCGCTTTGGTCCTCGATGTTACGCCGGATACGCTGCGCGAGTGGCGTCGCCTTAAGCAGGGTCCGGACTATGTGAAGACGGGCAAGGGCGTGATGTACCGCATCGAGGACGTGCAGGACTGGATGCGTCGCAACACAGTCCCGGTCACGCGCGTGTAACGTGGTAGGCGTCGCGGACTACCTCGATGTCCTGGATACGATGATCGAGCGCCACGAGGTGCTGCTTGAGCATGTTATCCCCGAAGACGATGAAGAAGCTCGCGAGGACTGCGCCTATGAGATCGCCGTGATGCAGCAGCTCCGGGAGAAAATCCAGGAAGCATGGTCCTCCGTCACCATCGTGCGGGTTCACTAGGTCCAGGCGGAGGACGACACCCGAGAGCCCTGACGTGGTGCCCGGCGGGTCTTGAGCCGGCTGGCGATCATGTCCACCATTCCGCCGTGCGCAGCGACACAAGCGTACTGGAAGGCGTCCAGGACGTGGCTGTACTCGTTCTTGTCGGGTGTAACCCTCCTGATACCCCCACGCGTCTTCCCATAGCGATAGCCGCCCGAGAGACCACGCACCAGCTTGGGGCAGCGCTTCCCGTCGATGAGGACAGCAGGCCCGCCGTCCCGCTGTCCCAGGAGCCACGCCTCGACCGCGGCGAGCCGCTTGTCGATATCGTTGGTCGGAGCCGGGTAGGCGTTGAAGCCTGCGCGCTTCACCAGGTCGAAGGAGGTCTCCTCATAGAGGGTCGAGCGCTGCTTGCCGGCAGGGTCACCGACGATCACGATGCCCCTACCCATGTAGCGTTCTTGCAACAGTGCTGGTTTGATCGCGCGCTGCATCTGGAGCTCGAGGCCGATGTCCTCGGCGATGATCTCCTCGAGGACGAGCAGGCGCCCCTTGTGGTCGGGCTGGCAGATGATGGCGCATGGGTCGCGACCGAAGTCGAGGCCGACCAGCAGCGGGTACCCTGAGATGGGCTGTACGTCGTCTGCGACGTGGTAGGTGATCTTGAAGCTCTTGCCGAACACGGCGGTGCCCGACGGGTCGTCGCCATATTCTGCGTAGACATACCTCTTGCACCATTCCGGCGAGTTCGAGCGTACGAAGCGCTCGTAGTATTTGCGCCCCTGCGCGATGCGTTCCTCGTGGGTCTCCGGCAGCTTGAGCGTCTCAGGGGTCTGAGTCAGCCACTGCAGGTTCTCAGCATCTGAGCTCATGCCCGACGGCTGAATGAACACCTGCCAGTCCGGTGGCGTGGTGAGCTCCATAAAATCATGCCAGGGCGAACCGATCGAAGGCATGTTGGTATCGGCGATGATGCCCATCCAGGTGGCACCCGACTTCGGGTAACGGCCGACACGGCCGGCGAGTGGGGAGATGATCCCCACATCCATCTCGATGCACTCCGACATCCATGCGCCCGTGAGCTGCATGGACAAGAGACGCCTCTGGTCCTCTTGATCCTCGAGCGGGATGAGCAGCCACTCGGACCGCACGTCACCAAAATTGATGAAGATTGTGTTCTCGGAGACCTTATAGGTCGCCACACCGTCGAGCCATGACACGATGTCCTTGAGCACCGTGTCGCGGAGCTGCTTCAAGGTCTGTCGCACGATGGCAAAGCGGGTATAGCGCAGCCCATCAGGGGCGGGTTCCTGCTCGAGAGCGCGGCGAAACAGTTCAAACAGACACGCAGTCGTTTTGCCGGAGCCCACAGGACCGGCAATCATCCGGCCGAACGCGTCCGATTTCATGAAGCGCGCACATGTTGGGGGCGCGGTATAAACGATAGAGGCCATTATTCGTCTTCTTCCTCGGGGGCGACAGCATCCTGCTTGGCGATTTCCGCCATCCAGAGCTGTTCCATGGGTGCAAGGTTTTGGGTGGCATAGAGTTCGACAACACCGGCTTCATCCATCGTCACTACAAGAACTGAGACGGCTCCATCGAGCCATTTCTTTTCAATAATATCTTTCAAAAACTCGACTACGGTCTGGTCTGGTTCGGCAAGATGTTTGGTGCGACTTTTGAAGTCGATGATCTCAGTCATGTAGACTCTCCATCAATTACCTTTGGGGTAACATCTTTTTCGATCTTGAGTTGGTGGTCAGCGCCAAGGTTGATTGTCACAGACAAACGCTCTCCGGAGACGCTACCATCGACTGTTGAGCCCCCGATACCGGCCAAACGCGAGATCGTTTTGAGGACTTCGTTCTTGGCGGTGAGGTTTTCCCGGCCATCGTGCATCCGGGCATACATTTCAGGCAGCACCTCTTCGACCATGGAAAGTGACTTCAATTTCACCCGTTCCGCAGTGTTGGTTGCAGACTGCCAAGCCTCCAGCTCACTCCGGAGTAGACCCTGGAATGAGGGTTGTTTCGAGATGGTTTCCCACTCGTTTTGATCAATTTGTAACCGGCTGAGTACATCCCCCAGAGGGGCAATATCCATCGCGATTTCACGTGCAAGTTTCAACAAAGTTACATTGTCGAAGCTGGCGTGGTGCTCCACAAGAGCATTCATTTACTGCTCCGCTCCATCTAGAATAGTTGCAAACCACACCAATCATACTGTATTTAGTTTGTAAACGTCGAGAGCAAGGGTCTCTTTTATGGCAGTAACACCAATGGGCAGCGTACTCAGGGTGGTTGGCGAGCCTCAACTCAGTGCCGCGATCAAGGCACGGGATGAGGAACTTGCGGCCTCCCAAGATGCTGCTAATTCATCGGATGAGCTCACCGGGCTCGCGAATTTTATTCATCGCGAGTTTGATACGTTCAAACGCCACCGCAACAACGCGGCGGCCGGCTGGTCCGACCGGTTGCTTAATGCCCTGCGTGTTTTCAACGGTCAGTACGACTCGAATAAGCTCAACGAAATCCGGCGCTTTGGTGGTTCGGAGATCTACGCTCGCATCGTCGCAATGAAATGCCGCGGTGCCTCGAGCTTGTTGCGAGATGTCTATCTGTCGCCTGATCGCCCTTGGGGTCTCGACGCTCCGGACGATCCGACCATTCCACAAAACATCATTGCTTCGATCCAACAGCTTACCCAAGCCGAAATCCAGAGCCTGAGCGCGTCCGGACAACAGCCGGACATCGACCAGATCCGCGACCGCACCATGCAGCTCGTGGAAGCCGCGCGCCAGGCCGCCAAGAAAAAAGGCGTAGAGCAGGCCCGCATCGCTGAAGATAAGCTTGACGAGATCCTCAAAGAGGGTGGTTTCTATAAAGCATTGGCAGAATTTATTGCTGATTTGCCGCTTTTTCCGTTCGCTGTCCTCAAAGGCCCAGTCGTCCGTATCCTTCCGACCGTTACCTGGGAAGGTAACTCGGCCATGATTAAACAGACACCTAAACTGACTTGGGGCCGCGTTTCTCCGTTTGACATCTGGTGGACACCAGGCGTTTCGGACATCGAAGATGCTTCGGTGATCGAGCGTACGCGCTTGACCCGCTCTGACCTCAACGACCTTTTGGACCTGCCTGGTTACAACCAGGAAGCCATCAAAGAAGTTCTTAGCCTCTATGGTCGCGGCGGCCTTGTGGATAACTGGGACCAGACCGACTCCGAGCGTGCTGTCCAGGAAAGTCGCGAGAACCCGCAGCTCAACCAGTCTGGTCTCATCACCTGCCTTGAATATACGGGCAACGTACAAGGCCAAATGCTGGTCGACTATGGCTTTGACGAGAAACAGATCCCTGATCCGCTGCGCGACTATTACGTGCAGGCATGGATCATCGGCAATTACGTGATCAAGTGCCAGCTCGCGCCTTCGCCGCGCAAGCGTCACCCCTATTATATCACTTCATTCGAGAAGGTGCCCGGTACCCCAGTGGGCAACGGCCTTCCAGACATTCTCAACGACATTCAAGAGGCGGGTAATGCTACGCTTCGCGCGTTGATCAACAACATGTCGATCGCATCAGGTCCGCAGGTCACGATCAACGATGACCGCTTGTCCCCTGACGAAGACGGCGAAGAGCTTTATCCGTGGAAGCGCTGGCACACGACCAGTGATCCAATGGGTAACAATAGCCAAAAGCCTGTGGATTTCTTTCAGCCTAACTCTAACGCTCAGGAATTGTTGAGTGTTTATTCGCAGTTTGTGAACATGGCCGACGATCTTTCGGCTATTCCCAAATATCTTTCTGGTTCTGGCCCTGGTGGCGGCGCAGGTCGTACAGCCTCCGGCCTCGCGATGCTCATGGGCAACGCATCCAAAATCCTCCAGACCGTTGCGGCGAATATCGACCGCGACGTGCTCGATCCGTTGCTGTCCAACCTCTTCGACATGGTGATGCTCACCGATCAGTCGGGCCTTCTCACAGGCGAGGAAAAGGTCCGCGTCATGGGCGTCTCGGTCGCCGTGCAACGCGAAACGCAGCGTGCTCGCCAGCTCGAGTTCCTGCAGATCACGGCGAACCCGATGGACATGCAGATCATCGGTCCGAAGGGCCGCGCGGAGATCCTCCGCTCGGTTGCTCAGGACATTGGTTTGCCTGGCAACGACATCGTGCCGTCGGAAGAACAGATCGAGCAGCAGCAGAAGATGGCTCAGGCAGCAGCTATGCAGCAGGGCATCCCTGGTCATGGCGGCATGGGGCAGAACGCAGCCGATGCTCAGGGCGGACAGCAGAGCTCAGGTCAGAGCGGCGATATGGGTCCGCGCACCAATATTTCAGGGGGTTCACAGTGAAAAATTTCTCCACGGTTCGCCAGCTTCAGCGGGTGCCGCGCCTCAACATGCCGAAAGGCGAAAAGGTTGTTCAGATCCGCGGTCGTGGTTTCAACAAAAGTGGCTTCGACGCCCGCGCTGACGACAACATCAAACCAATTCCTGACGCACGCGTCCCCGGTGGCGCAAGTGCCAGTCCAAGTTCCTACCTTCCGACTCAAGGTCTTGCGAAGGGTGGAAAAGTCCAAGCCATGAAGTATGGCAAGGGCGGCAAAGTCATCTCTTGTCAGAACTATTGAGGTTAAAATCATGGCAAACGTAATGGGTAAAGAAAAGAAGGAGTCGGACAACACCTTTGCAAAGGGTGGTTCGACAAAGATGTTTGGCCAGCAGGACGCAAGCCCCGCAATGCCTGGTACATCGTCTCCGGCAAACGGTAAAGGTTCTCCAAACAACAAGTTTGGTATCCCGACTGGTACCGGAAAGGGCAAGATGGTCGGTAAGCAGGCTGCTGATCCGCAGGCTCCCGGTGTTTCCGGTCACGCTGCTGGTACGTCCCAGAATTGGGGTGTCAAGGGCGGCACAACGAAGATGTTTGGCAAGCAGACGGCAAATACTGCCCTTCCAGGCACGTCTTCGCCTCGCAACGGTTAATCTGAAAGGAATTAGAATATGTCGGTTAGTGCAAAACTCTTCGTTGACGCAAGTGACGTAGCAGGCGTCATTGCTGCTCGTGACTCGGTTACCAATTCCATCACGGCTTATGCCGGCGGTGGCCAGACCAACGCAGTGGCTCTTACGTCGTCGATCAACCGCGTCACCACAGTTGCTACGGCGGCTGACTCGGTAAAGCTCCCGGCCGCAACGGCTGGTGCTCGCGTCGACGTCATCAATGCGGCCGCAACCAACTCGCTGAACGTGTTCCCTGCGACTGGCGAATACATGACTGCAACGCAGAACGGTTCGCAGGCAGTAGCTGCAGGTAAGGTGGCATCGTTTATCTGTGCTGTAACTGGTACCTGGAACGTCTTGGCTTCGGCATAAGGAGTTATCCATGGCTAATTTTAAGATCGGGCCAATGGGAATGAGCTCGGGTTCTGATGATCCTCAGACCCCGAGTTACAAGAAATTGGCTCATGTGGGCGAGATGCCTGCAAAGCAAGTTGCGCACGAAAACCTGCCTTCGCGGCACGCTCGTGCGACGATTACGGGCGGTGATCCAATCCAACGCTCGATGAATAACTACTCGAAGATGACTCCTGCCGACGCCAACGGTGTTGGTTCGATGGGTACAAATATCTTCGCGATGGGCCGCAATCTTGGCGGCCGTTAAAACAGTGCAGCCCGAATTACAGCTTATTCGGGCTGCTGCCTATCTTGCCAGGTCTAACCCCGATGGATGGCGTCAGTTCCTCGCAGCTTTCAATGATTACCACCAGCAGCAACTGGATACCCTAGTTGCATCGCCCATCGACACTCTGCACGTCGCACAAGGTTACACGCGCGCTACTGCCCGCATGAAGCACTTTTTCGATAATTGCACGTCCATGGCCGATCAATACGAAGGACGTAAATAATGTCTAAGGAACCTACACTTCAGATTGACGATACCGTAAAGATCCCGCGGGCCGTACGCGAAGCCGCAGCCCGCTCTCAGCAGATCTTCGACGCAGTAAAGGCGCAGGGCGAACAGCCTGCAGAGCCGGTTACCCCGTCAGGTAACGAACCACCTCCAGAATTGAACGCCCAGAACTTCGGGCAGATGTCGCAAGATCCGGCTCCGGTTGATCCGGCTCCGCGCGAAGACGATCAGTCTTGGGAGCACAAGTACAAGTCCGTTCATGGTCGCTACGTGCGCCAGAGCGAACAGCTCCGCGAGATGTCGGATCAAATCACCAACCTGCAGAACGTGATCGCTACGCTTCAGGCCCAGCCACAGATGCGCATTCCCGAGCTCCAGGCCGAGAGCCTCCTCACCGCCGAAGAAGTCAAGGACTACGGCGATGACTTCTTGAAGGTCGTCGGTAAAAAAGCTCGTGAAGAACTGACCCCTGTGGTCAAGCAATACGAAGCGAAAATCGCTGAACTCGAGAACCGTCTTCAGGGTCTCACTGGTGTTGTAGCGCAGGACAGTCACACGAAGTTACTCTCTTCGCTTGATACCAAGATGCCAAATTGGCGCGACTTGAACACCAATGAAGAATTTCTTGATTGGTTGAAGTTGCCAGATCCATTTTCTGGTGCTATTCGTCATGACATGCTGAAGGCGGCATACGCGCAAGGCAATGCCTCCCGCGTTCTTGCCTTTTTCAACGGCTTCCTCGCTGAAGAGGCTGCTGTGGCTCCCGCTAAGGGTGAGCCGGACAATTCGGTAACTCGCGTTACCAAAGTCCCGCTCGAAAACTTTGCGGCACCAGGCAGAGCTAAGACTGCGGCTGGTTCAAATGGAACCCCCGCTGAGAAGCCCATCTTCACACGCGCTCAGATCGCATCATTTTACGCTGAAGTTGCCGCCGGTAAGTACCGTGGACGGGACGACGTTAAAATGAAGATGGAGACTCAGATTTTTGAGGCTCAGCGGGAAGGGCGCATCCGTTAATGCTCTTTTCTGAGGAAACCTAGCAAATGGCTATTCCAAACAGTGGCTTCGGTATCGCAGGCAGCGCTACCTCGCCAGCAATCTATCCTACCGGTGGTACCGGTAACGCCTTCCAGTCGAACGGATTTATTCCTGAAATCTGGTCGGGCAAACTCGTTGAGAAGTTCTACGCCTCGACGGTTCTTTCGGCGATTTCCAATACTGATTACGAAGGTGAAATTCGTAACCAGGGCGACCGCGTTAAGATCCGCACGAAGCCAACGATCACCATCCGCAACTACCTCGCGGACGGTACGTTGTCCCTTGACCGTCCTGAAGGCTCGAACATCGAGCTCTATATCGGTAACGGCAAGTACTTCAACACGATCCTTGACGATGTGATCGACGTTCAGTCGGACCTCAATGCACTCAGCATTTGGTCGGACGATGCCGCACAGCAGCTCAAGATCACTGTTGATACGGACGTTCTCAACGGCATTCTCGGCGGTATGAACTCGTCTAACCGTGGTTTGTCGGCAGGTGCAATCACCGGCTCGATCAACCTTGGTACAACTGGTTCTCCGCTCACGGTTGTCTCGCGTTCGCCTTCGACAGGTCAGGCCGAAATTCTCGACGTGATCTTGCGTATGGGCCAGGTGCTCGACGAACAGAACATTCCGGAAGATGGCCGTTGGCTCATCATCCCGGCTTGGGCTGCTCAGTACCTGAAGTTTTCGGATCTCCGCCAGGCATACCTGACGGGCGATGCGGCAACTCCGCTCCGTAACGGCCGCATCGGCATGATCGACCGCTTCACGATCTACGTGTCGAACTTGCTTCCTACAGGCGTTGCAGGTGGTCTCTCGGCCAACCAGTTCGCGTTCTACGCGGGCCATGCACACGGTCTCACCTTCGCGTCGCAGATTTCGAAGGTCGAAACTCTCCGTTCCGAGCTCACGTTCGGTACGATCTTGCGCGGCTTGCAGGTCTATGGTTATCAGATCATCGACGGTAAGGCACTCGCACAGGCGGTTGTGCTCAAGGGCTAAATGATTAGGGGGGATTAAATCCCCCCTTTTTCCCTGCAATTTTCACATCAAGGGCTCAAATTATGGCTAATCGTTTTGCTAATACTATGTACAGCCTTGGTGACGCAATCAACCTGGCTGTTGACGTTGCCAACTCTTCCAATCAACGGGCTGTTGCCAGCGTTACTGCCAGCGCACCGACGTTGACCGCCGCTCAGATGGTCAATGGTATCGTTACTCTCTCTGGTCAGACGACTGCTCAGACTGTGACGACGGACACTGCAACAAATATCGTTGCAGCTATTCCGAACGCACAGATCGGTCAGGCATTTGAACTCATCATCCAGAACGGCCACACATCTTCGGGCACAGCCACATTGTCTGGTGGCACGGGTGTCACCGTGACGAACACCTACGCAACGGCTGCTCAGGCCATTACGACAACTCGTGTTTATCGCGGCGTGGTCACTGCAGTTGCTACTCCAGCGGTTACAATCTATCCAATCGCTCAGGTCTCGTAATTGATGGGGGCTTCGGCCCCCTTCTTTTACCTTGTGAGGTAAAGCAATGGCTCTCGACACTGTTCAAGATTATATTGACCGGGCTCGGGTACTTTTGCTCGATACCTACGCGGCCGGCTATCGTTATTCAGATGATGAACTCGTTCAGGCGCTCAATATGGGCATCCTCGAGGCTCGTCGTATCCGCCCCGATCTCTTCAAAGCCTATTTCCGGACAAACCTTCCCTCGTATAGCGCCACGTCCAAAACGACGGCGGTGGTTATTGACCCGATGTTCCGAGTGGCTTTTCTCTACTATATTTGCGGTCAAGCTCAGCTCCGCGATGACGAAAACGTCCAGGACGGCCGTGCATCGGTCTTCTTGAACAAATTTACAGCGCAACTTTTGCAAGTCGCTGCGTGAGGGGTAAATGGCAAGCATTGACATGAACCGCCTCATGGATACGGCTAAGATCCGGCTCCCAGGCGCACTCGAAGGTACCATCCAGAACGAACTGTTCTATGTGCTCAACGAGTTCTTTCAAACTTCCAACATCTGGTACGAAGACGTAACATTCGCTGTTGCGGCATCAACAGACAGCTACGTCGATAACCCGGATGCCTATACGTTCGAAGTCCTTGAAAATACCGGCGTGTTCAACCGCCTCTTGGGTGTCGCAAACAGTCAGGGCGTGCCGCAGTCCGCCACAATGGCAACTCCGGGGTTTATCGTTCTTAAATTTCTTCCGAGCGTTGACGATATTTACACGGCGCGGATTGCCAAGACGGTGACTGATCCAGTGACCAAGGAAGGCTACCCTGAGTTCCCGAACTGGATTTTGAACAAGTACGGCAACAACATTCTCGATGGCGTGCTTGCGCGCATGATGTCGCAAACCGCTAAACCTTATAGCAATCCTCAAATGGCAGCAGTTCACGCCCGGCAATTCAAGGGGTCTGTTAGTCAAGCGAAGGTTGAAGCTCAGCATCAAAACGTATATCGTGGGCAAAATTGGAGTTTCCCGCAATCTTTTGCTCGTCGTCGTTATGTGAAGTTCTAAGTTACCTCGGAAGGTAACTTGGTTGGAGAAATCGAATGGCCACTTACAATAAATTTCAAGCGTTCACGAAAGACTTGATCGACGGAAAGCACAACTTTTCTTCGAACGTGTTCAAGGTCATGTTGACCAACACGCAGCCGCTTGTGACCAATGCAATCAAGACCGACATTACCGAAATTACCGCTGGCAACGGCTATACGGCCGGTGGCACTGCAACGACCATTACTGAAACCACAACGTCTGGTGTCGCCAAGGTCACAGGATCGAACGTCGTTTTCACGGCAACCGGTGCAGTTGGCCCATTTCAGTACGCGGTTCTCTATAATTCCACGACTGCAACAAACCCGCTGATCTCCTGGTGGGACTATGGTTCAGCAATTAGTTTGGTCTCTACGGAAACTTTGACAGTCGCTTTCGACGCCACCAACGGCATCTTCCAAATTTCCTAAGGGGATGACCGATGACGGTATCGCTCAAGCATAAGTTTACATCGGCCAAATCGGACGGCACGGACTCAACAATCGTTCAGCCATCCAACTGGAACGACGAGCACGCAATCACGCTTGCCGCGGGAAAAGTGCTTGGGCGCGATACGTCAGCATCTGGGGCGGTGCAGGAATTGCCTTTGGCTTTCGATCCAGGTGGTCAGGCCATGGTACCCCCGGCTGGAACGACGGCGCAGCGCCCTGCATCTCCTGTTGCAGGCATGATCCGCTACAACACCACATTCTCGAAATTCGAGCAGTATAACGGAACGAGCTGGGGCGCGATCGGCGGCGGCGCTTATATTGGCGATACTGCGCCTTCAACCCCTCAGGCGGGCGACTTGTGGTGGAAGTCTGACGAAGGTCAGATGTATGTCTATTACAACGATGGCACTGATCTTTTCTGGGTTGTAGCGAACGCATTCTCGGGCGGTAATGCTTATCTTCCTGTGGCCGGCGGTACGGTCAACGGAAATACCACAATCGCGGCTCTCCTGACGGCCAATTCGGTTGCAGTCGTAGGTAACTCGACCATCGGTGGCAATGAGACCGTGACTGGTAAGCTCACTGCTCTTGGGAACTCAGCCAGCCTCGGTGCTCTTGTCAACAACATCTCTGAAACCGCAACCGTAAATGCTTATGGTATTTCCGGAAATTTGAACTTTGACGTCACAACCCAGTCGGTCCTTTTTTACACCGCTGCAGCAGCTACCAACTGGACCCTCAACGTGCGTGGCAACGCCACAAATTCGTTGAACACACTTCTTGGTATTGGTCAGGCGATTAACATCGTTTTTCTCAGCACCAATGGTACGACCGCATATTACAATAACGCCTTCCAGATCGACGGCAGCGCGGTCACTGTGAAGTGGCTGAACGGAACTGCCCCAGGTGCAGGTAACCCAAGCGCAGTCGATATCTATTCCTATACGATCATCAAAACAGCGGCCGCCACATTCAGTGTGTTTGGCTCTGTGATGAAGTTTGCATAAGGAGCACTCGATGCCGACGCTCCTTACACGCGGATCACTCTCGGCAGCATCTTTCATGATGCCTGTGCCGAGCTCCTTCTCATTCCCTGATGCACTTTATCAGAGTGTTTTTGGCAACGGTGTACAGACCCAGAATTTTAACCTTTATTCATTTTTCTGGGCCACACAGCTTTACACAGGGAAGCAATTTACGATGGTGAGCAAAGTCACTAATGGCTTTCAATCACCATATACATTGTCAACGACGTTTACTTATGGAACCGCAGGTAATGCGACAGCTCCCACGACAGGGACAAAACAATTTTATGCAAGAAACTATTATGATGGAGCAAATATAGTTTATGTCTATGGATTTTATTCTGGTAACGCGACAAGTTCTCCAAACGGTCAGGTGACTTTAATTGGGTTATCTTTGGTATAAGGTAATAACATGCAGATCAATTGGTCCTTTCCGCAGTTCGTTTTGACTTTGCTCCCTGACAGACAGTATAACGCTGTCGTCGGAACAAAGTGGATTTGCACTGGAATTAAAGACGGACTAACTGCCGCAATGGATGGCGAAGTCATTTTTACTGAACCAAACCCGGCTGCAGGTATGGCTCCTGAGCAAATCACGCAGGAAATGCTGGATGAGTGGGTCTCGAAACAACTGAATATGGCGGAAATCGAAGGGGAAGTCGCTGACCGCCTCAACAATTTCTCTCCTCCGTAAGATTATTGGAACCTAACCATGGCGCTCAACTTTCCTTCATCTCCGACGACCGGGCAGACCTATACTGCCAATGGTCAGACATGGACTTTTAACGGCGTCGGCTGGGCAAGTGGTTACCAGTCCTCGAGCTATGTGCGCTTGCAGTTCACGGCGACTGCAGGGCAAACTACTTTTACAATCTCGAACGGTTATCAACGTAACCTTGTTGATGTCTACCAGAACGGCGTCAAGCTAGTGAATGGCTCAGACGTCGACGTCTCGACAGGCACAGCCGTTGTTCTTGCAACTGGCGCTTCGCTCGGTGATATTATCGAAGTCATTGGACTTGCTTCTGTCGCTAATATTCCGGTGGCCGCGGTTACCCCTGCAGGTGTTCTGGTTCCTTATGCAGGTATCAATGCTCCGACAGGATGGCTTTTCTGCTACGGCCAGGCCATCAGTCGTACAGTCTATTCAGATCTTTTTAGCGCGCTTTCGACGACGCACGGCGTTGGCGATGGCACGACCACGTTCAACATCCCCGACATGCGCGGTCGTACCTCGGTGGGTAAAGACGATATGGGCGGCACCGCGGCCAACCGTATTACGTCGGCTGGCTCGGGTATTACTGGTACAACTCTCGGTGCGAACGGCGGCTCCGAAACACAGACGCTTACTATTAACCAGATCCCGGCGCATACCCATACGCTCGGTGCCACTTCTTCGTCTGCCGTAGGCGCTGGCGCTGGCAACGGAATTTGGAACAACGGATCTGGCCTTAGCACCGGTTCTAACGGCGGCGGTTTGCCTCACAACAACACGCAGCCATCCATTATTCTCAACCATATCATCAAGTATTGAGTGACCCATGACGCAAGCAGCAAATATCGCAAAAGGTACGGGTCTTTCGGCAAACAATCTGTTGGCGCTTGACAGCAACGGAAACATTCCCGCCGCAGTTGGCTTTGGGCGGCTTCTTCGTGCTCCTCAAATCCTAACATCTGGCACATCCTATACTACTCCTGCGAACTGCAACTCAATCTACGTTGAAGTAGTTGGCGGCGGAGGCGGAGGCGGCGGCTCGTCTAGTGGTAACTCATCATCTGGCGGCGGGGGCGGTGGGTATTCCGCAAAATATTTTTCTGTGTCTGCTAGCACTTCTTATACTTACGCAATTGGTGCGGCGGGAACTGCTGGGGCGTCCGGCTCTGCGGGTGGAACGGGCGGGACGACCACTTTTACTGTTAGCGCCACTACGATTTCTGCTGCAGGCGGTGTTGGCGGGCAGCCCAATAACGGCGGCGCACCAGGTACCGGAGGCGTTGGTTCTGGCGGTGATTTCAATTTTTCTGGTTCGGCTGGTCAGCAACAGGCCCAATACTCATCGTCATATTTTGCCGCATCTGGCGGCGGTTCATATTTCGGCGGCGGCGGTCGCTCGAGTTCGGGCACCGGTGGAAACTATGGCGGCGGCGGCGGCGGCGGGAATAACGGCTCTGCTGGTGGCGCAGGCGCTGCTGGCGTCATTCGTGTTTGGGAGTACGCATAATGAAAGCCGCTCTTATAAATAACTCTGGAACAGTAGAAAATATTGTCGTTTGGGATGACACTTGTGTTGCTCCAAACGCATTGACGGCTATCGTCTTGGATGACACTGCGATTGTAAATATTGGATGGGTTTACAATGGGTCTTCTTTCATTGATCCCAATCCAATCTCTCCCCCTGTTATTGTTCCATCGTCAATCACACGTCCGCAAGCAGCCAAGCAGCTTCTTTTCATGGGGCTCATCAGTGGCGCTGAGGCAGTTGCCATGGTTACGGTGGCAACGCCGCCCGCTATGCTCATGTCGCTCATCAGCGCCCTTGTGCCAGAAGATCAGGTGACGGCACAGATCGACTTTGCCCGGTACACATACGATCGCGATTACCCACTGCTTAATCAACTCATGACTGCCGCAGGCAAGACCTCGACTGACGTCGATAACTTCTTTATTGCTGCAGCAATTCTTTAATTTCTAGGAGCACTAAAAATGGCCGTCGTTTATCTTGCTGCCCTCAAAACCAACCGTCTCAACTTGGTTGTTAATTCCCTTGGTACAGCTACTGCCCCGACCATCTCGGTTACGGGTACGCTGGCCGGCACCCTGGTTATTGGTACATCTGCGCTCTCAGGCGCAACAGGTGTTCTCGCGACAATCAACCTTGCAGTGACTCCTGCAACTGTGTCGGGTTCTGTTCTGACCCTCTCCGGTGTCCCACTCTCGGCGGTTGCCTCGGCAACCGGTACGGCTGCTCTGGCCGAACTTCGCACCAACGCAGGTGTTGTGGTGGTCTCCGGTCTCACAGTCGGTACATCGGGCACGGATATCATTATCAACTCGACTGCGATTTCGTCGGGTCAGACAGTGACGGTTACGGCTGGCACGATTACACACGGCTAAGAGCGACCTAGATGGCATGGTCGTTCGTCGCAGCAGGTACGGTTAATAACTTCACCGCAGCCAATCCTACTGCGACGCTTCCGGCTGGCTATACCACAGGTGATCTCCTTCTTCTTGTCGGTGTAGGTACTTCCGGCCTCACAGTACCGACTGGATATTCAACAGCGGCAATTCGTACAGCATCAGCGCCTGATCTTGCTATCTTTTATAAAATTGCAACATCCGCGTCTGAAACTGCTCCGACTGTAACCACTACGTCGACTGGCGGTTCTCTCCTCATGTTGGCCTACCGGTCAACAGCCGCTCTCGATGTTGCTGGTCTAGTGGGCACTGTAGCCAGCACTACGTTGGCAACGGGTACGATAACAACAACCCAGCCCAACGATCTTCTTCTCAGTATTTTCGGTGTTTCCCGTACTGCAGCAGGCACAATTACCAATCCTGCCAGCACGACAAATCGGTTTTCACAAAACCCGACGACGACCATTTTCGGCTTGTCAGTCAACGATGAAACACAAGCTACTGCTGGCGTAACGACGTCTCGTGCGATCACTCTCAGTGCATCGAACACGATCAACGCCGTCCAGGTCAGTTTCACGATCAATGCCGTTGGCTCATTGGCATCGACTGAACCGCAGGACGTTGCGGCGTTCGCAGTCAGTAGCATCACAAACGCTGCCCTTGCCTCGACGGAACCCGTCGACGTCGCAACTCTCGCAGTCAATGCTAAAGATCAGTTTGTTCTTGCTGCAACCGAAACAACCGACACTGCAGCTTTCAACGTCCTTCGGTCCGCGCTCGTTCAGGTTGCAGCGACGGAAACGGCCGATACCGCCGCAGTCAACGCGCAGCTTATTTCGTTTATTTCACTTGCATCGACCGAAGCACCAGACACTGCTGCCATCTCCGCCGGTATCTATGGCACGCTTATTGTAGCTACAACTGAGGCAACTGACACTGCCTCTGTAGTTATTAGTGCGGTCACGCTTGCCACCATGGCGGCAACTGAAGCTACGGATATTGCCTTTATCAGTGAAGGCGCGACATTCCTATTCAATGCCGATGTTGGCGCGTATCTGAGTATTGGGTATCCCGCTTCACTAACAGCAACCCGCGCGCTTTACCCAGATTATGGCCCGTACGTTGTTACTGGCAACAACGCCGCGCTGGTTCATGGCTACAACTTTTTTACAAATTTGGGATCTTATTCTCAAATTGGATATTCAGCGCGTCTCTATGAGTCCTCGTTCTTCTACCAGGATAACGAGATTATTCGCGTGCCAAGTGCGGTCAATTATATTATGGTCGCTGGCGAGAACCGTATTGTTACTTTGCAAAAGGATTTGACCTCCGAAGAACTTTTTGAAGATCGGACGGTTGGGACTGAAGCTAGGTCGAGGGCATAATGAAACTTGCTAATTTTTTCAAAACCCCGGCAGAGCGCAAACGGTACGCGATCGACTATTCAGACTGGCTTGACTCAGGCGAGACGATTACAGGCTGTGTATTCGCTGTTTCTCCTTCTACCACCAACACCCTCCAGATCGACGCCTATTCAATTTCAGCGTCGGGCACTGAAGTCGTCATGTTCGTTAATTACGGAGATGCCGGATCAGCCTATACCGTTGACGTAAAGACTACGACTTCGGGCGGTCAGATCAAAGAGGATACCGTCCTTTTTACTGTCCGGAGTGCGTGATGATTGACCCATCTCAGCTTAATGATATTGCCCAGCTTCTTGACCAAGCTGCCGAGCGCGGCGCGAAACGGGCGTTGGAAAGTATCGGATTGCACGATGAAGATGCTGGCAAAGATATTCATGATCTTCGCAGCCTTCTCGATGGCTGGCGTGGGACTAAAAGGACTATTGGCAATATTGCTCTCCAATACCTCACTGTAGGGCTCCTGACTTTTATCTCAACCGTCATTTATTTTAAGAGCGCCACAAAATGACGGACTTCATCAAAAAGCTCTTTACTGGTGCAGATAATGCAACTTGGGATCTAGGCCGCCTCCTTTGGGCGAAGACATCTGTCGTTTACTGCGTCATTTCTGGTTACCAGGTTTATCACGCGGGAGCATTCGACCCGCAGCAATGGGCGATCGGTGCCGGCGCAATCCTAGCAGCGGGCGGGGGCAGTCTCGCTCTCAAATCCAAAACGGAGCCAAGTCATGTTGACCCTTCTCAGTCCTCTTCTCAGTAGGTTTGTCGGCGGCGTTGTTCTCGCTGCCGCGATCGTTGTTGGTTATAGCTTCTGGGCCATGCACGAGCGTAATTTGGGTTATGCGTCTTGCAAAACAGACATGCTCAAAGTGGCAACGGAGCATCAAAACAAGGTCGACGAAACGGTTAATCACGTCGATAGCACGATCAATAAACTGTCTGATCCGATGGGGCAGTTGCAGCAATTCTGGAGTGAGCAATGAAGTATCTTATTCTGATTGCACCTTTGCTTCTTGGCGCTTGTGCGACTGTTCAACCGACTGTGGTTGATACGTCCTGTTCTTGGGTGAACCCGATTTTCGTGTCCAAGCAAGACAAACTCACCGATAAGACGGCTCGTGCAATCCTGTCGCATGACGACAAGTGGCAGCAGATTTGCGGTAAGAAATAATGTTTAAGAACTGGCAGTTCGCACTCGATAAACTGATGATCTCCGAAGGCGGGTTTGATACTGATCCTTCGGATACAGGTAATCATCTTCCCGATGGTCGGCCTGGCTCGACCATGCGTGGCGTTACACAGGCTGAATGGGAAGCCTATGTTGGTCGTCAGGTAACTTGGGATGACATGCGTGCCCTCACGGAAAGCAGTGTCGCGCCACTCTATAAGCGCAAGTACTGGGATGCCGTACGGGGGGATGAACTCCCATCTGGTATCGACTACGCCATCTTTGATTTCGGCGTCAATTCAGGGATTGGCCGCGCTATTCGGATTGCTCAGCAGGTCGCTGGCGTCTCTCAGGATGGCGTCCTTGGCCCAGCAACAATGGCCGCAATCCAGGCTATGAACCAAAAAGACTTTATTTCGAAGTATTCGGCAGCCCGCGTCGACGTCTATAAAACATTTCATGACTTCGATCATTGGGGTTATGGTTGGACAAGGCGTATCCGGCAGGTTGCCAATGATGCAACAAAGCTTTCTCAAGTAGGATGAGGTTATAATGTTTGGCTCTAATGCAACTCGGGTATTTCCATCGCAGAGCACGGACGTCGTTGGACGTCTGAAAGTCTCGATGCACCAAAATATTTACGAAGCGGATTTCGAGTATGGTCCGCAGCCTTTGCGTTGGGAAACCCTGACGACTGGTTCAGGCTCCTTTGCACACAAGCCTAGCCAAGGTGGCGTGCAGCTCGTGGTAACCAATGCTGCGGGCGATGCCGTTGTGCGCCAGAGCCGTCCGTATCACCGTTACCAGCCAGGTAAAACGATGTACATGGCGTCGGCTTGCCTGTTCGGTACGCCAGATACAAATAACCGCCAGCGGGTTGGGTACTTCGACGACTCCAATGGTATCTTCTTTGAGCAAGGCCCGCCGACCGCAGGTAATCCTTATGGTATGGGCGTTGTCGTTCGTTCAGACGTGGGCGGCCTACCAGTCGATAACCGTATTGATCTGACCGCGTGGAACGGCGACTCGGCGATGAAAGCCAAGCTCGACTGGACCCGCATTCAAATGCTCTTCCTTGAGTACGCTTGGTACGGCGCTGGCGCGTTGCGCTGGGGTGTCGTCATCAATGGCGAGCCAGTCATTCTCCATCAGGTCGCTGTTGGTAACTTGGAAGGCCAAACTGTTCCTTGGGCGCGTACGGGCAACCTCCCGGTTCGCTACGAGTGCCGTAACGTGGGTACCACGACGGCCAACAACTCGTTCATCCACTATGGCGTGTCGGTCATGGTCGAAGGCCGTGTCGATACGCAGCGTGGCTTTACTTACTCGTATGGCCTTGCCCCGTCTGCGCCTCGCCGCAACGTAGCTTCGAACTCAACGCGCTATCCTGTTTTGTCCATCCGCAACCGCGTCATGGGCACGCAGGAATATACGCAAGCTACGGCTGCCATTACAGCAGGTACGACGACATCGCTGACGGCAGGTACGGCAACTTGGACAGTCGACCAGTGGAAAGGTCGTTGTGTTTCCTATGTTGTTTCTGGGGTAACCTACACGGCGCGTATCACGACAAACTCGGCAACGGTTCTTACGCTTGCTGATGTTGTCACAGGTGGCGCGCTTTCAGTTGCTCCCGTTGCTGGCCAGAACTACACGATTGGACTTATCAACCGCGGCCAGATCCTTCCGCAGACGCTCCTTGTATCCTCGGATGCGATCGCGGTCATCGAGTTGATTTCGAGCACACCGACAAGCCCAGTTGCGCTTACAAACGCATCGTTCGTGGCCTTGAGCACTTTGGGCTCGGTTCAGAGCTTTGCCGAACGCGACATCAGCGCCACAGCCTTGACGAGCGGCGAAGTGGTCATGGCATTTACAGCTCCGGCCGGTGGCTCGGGTCTGCAACAGATTGACCTCACGAACTTCTTCCCACTCTACAACACGATCCGCGGCAACACGCCAGACATCCTGACGCTTGCTGTGACTACCGGTGGCACGGCTGCAAACGTCGGCGCGCACATCATCTGTCAGGAAGCAATGTCCTGATTTCATTACCTCACGGAGTAACTACAATGGCTAAGATGAACATGAAGATGGCAATGGCTAAGTACGAAGGTTCTAAGAAGGACATGAAGGAAGACAAGTCGGCTGCGAAGAAGTCGGGCATGTCCATGAAGAAGTATGAAGACAGCCCTGCAGACATGAAGAAAGACAAGGCTGGTGCCAAGGCCATGATGAAGAAGGGTGGCATGGTTAAGAAGGGCAAGAAGTAATGGCAAAAGCCCCTTGGGAAAAGTCGCGGCCTAAGGGGCTTGGTAAATCCAAGCCCTTGAGCCCCGCCAAAAAGTCGGCGGCCAAAGCTGCTGCCAAGCGGGCTGGTCGGCCTTATCCGAACCTGGTCGACAATATGAACGCGAGTAAGAAGTAATGGCACTATCCCCGTTTGAACAAGCATACGCGGACGCCCGCAAAGCGGGGAAGTCTGCCTTTACCTTTCAAGGTAAGTCGTACTCCAGCGACCTGAAGACCCCAACCACAACGGGGCCATCAGCTCGTGGTCGTGGAAGCGTTTCATCGCCTCCGAGTGCGCCATCTTACCAGCGTTCTCCAGCGCCTCGCGATACGGTCGATGACACGCCAGCTCCAGTGACGCCGGCCAAAAACACCACGCGGTCTGAGTCAACAGAGCTTGCTCGTGCCAATGCTGCCGCCGATGCCGCTGGCCGCAAGATCATGAACAGCGATAAGCCAACCGACTCTGACTACGAAGATATGTCAGACAAGGTAGGTAAGTTTTTCACCACGCGGGAACAGACAGAAGGTCTCGCTAAAGGTGGGCTTGTAAAGGGTATTAAACATATTCATTCGAAGGTATTGTCTTCGCATGGTCATCGGGGTCGGAAGTAATGGCAAAGTCTCCAGCGTGGCAACGGTCAGAGGGCAAAAACCCGAATGGCGGCCTCAACTCAAAAGGCCGTGCTTCCGCGAAAGCGGAAGGCCACAACTTGAAGCCCCCCGTGAAAAACGGGGACAACCCACGCCGTGCGAGCTTCCTGGCCCGCATGGGCAACATGCCTGGGCCGGAGCACGACGAGAAGGGGCGTCCTACACGCCTCCTGAAGTCACTTCAGGTTTGGGGAGCCTCCTCAAAGGCCGATGCCAAAGCGAAGGCGAAGGCTATGAGTTCAAGGCTGAAAACGAAGAAGTGAGCATTAAGTATGGCGAGAGCAGCAAGGAAAGTGACAATGGTAGACGAAAACGTAACGGTAGATCCCGTTCCGGCCACCGAAGTGGAAACACCCGCCCCGGCACCGGACACCTCAAATGGCGCGATTACCTCTGAGGTAACCGAAGCCCCTAAGATGACATTCATTACGGAAGTCGAAGATGCCGTCGTTAAGGTGGTAGACGCCGTTGAAGAGTTCACAAAGGAAGCTTGGGAACTCCTCTCTGAGCAAACCCGCGAAGAAATCACTGCGGGTCGTGCATTGATGAAGAAAATTCTGGGTAAATAAAAATGGTTGCACTCAAGCTTCACAGCTTCGGCGGGATGATCCCGGCAGTAGACGATCGTCTTCTGCCACAGAACCAGGCTGCCTTGGCTCAGAATGCTTGGGTGTACACCGGCGCAATTCAAGGATTTCATACGCCGGTTGTAGTTCACACGCCAACAGATCCTTTGACGAAGAAGGTTTTTCGTATTCCGAAAAGCTTCTACGACAAAGCGCATATTCCCGACTCTTATTGGATCGAGTTCCAGAACCCCGATACCGATGTCGTGCGTTCTCCGACTGTCGAAGATCAGTACGAGCGCTACTATTGGGCCAGCTCCCAGAAGTATGACGCCCTCGTTCCGCAGTATAATACACGGGCGCGCATCGCTGCGGGCCTTCCATCACTGACGCTTGGTATCCCTGCACCGTTGATTGCACCGAGCGTCTCGCGTGCTTCGGGCGCATATACGCTCTCGGCAACGGGTTTGAATTACTCTGTCACGGCAGGCGCTGCGGTACTTTACCGTGCCTATGGCTACGCCCTCGACCGTGATGCACGCCTTCAAGGTATGGTCAGCACGGTTGCTCCGCAAAGTTCCGGCGCAACAACGGCCGTGTCGAGCACCAAAGGTAACGTCGATAAGTCGCCGTATCCGTCCTACTCGACAGCTAGGGCAAACCAGTACAACCAAACTGGGCAACGTGCCGAATTGCGTTATGGCACAAGCGTTCCAAACTCGTCCCTGCGCGTAACGGTCTCCGACTCCGGTGTCATCACAATCGGAACGCCGGCGCAGCCGCAGGGCAGCACTCCTCCCTATGTTGGGCAGGGTGTCCTCGAGGCACGTGCCTATGTTTACACCTGGGTCTCGGCCTATGGTGAAGAAGGACCGCCGAGCCCTGCAACGTCGCAGACAGCATATTCAGGCGATCCATGGGTCATCAAAATCACGGCTCCCAACTCAACTATCACTACAAATCGCAACATAGCTACAGCACGTATCTACCGCACTGTGACCAGCAGCGCAGGCGTTGCGACCTATTTCTTTGTCGATGAAATCCCTGTCAGCCAGACGATTTACACAGACGTCATCACTGACACAGTTGTTTCAGAGAACGATATTCTCCAATCTGCTTTTTGGACGCCGCCGCCGTCTGATCTCGAAGGCATGATCACCATGCCAAATGGCATCGTCGCAGGATGGCGCGGGAACGAGATCTGGTTCTGCGAACCGTACCGGCCGCACGCCTGGCCTGTTCAGTATGCAGTCGCTGTCGAATACCCCGTCGTCGGGCTTGGCGTGATCGGGCAGTCCCTCATTGCCTGCACGACTGGATACCCGCACGCGATCACCGGTATCAATCCAGCGACGATGGCAGTCTCTCGTATTGCAACATATGAGCCGTGCTTGTCGCGTGGCTCAATCGTGTCGTCGCAAGAAGGTGTGCTCTACGCATCGCCCAACGGGTTGATCGTGGCACTGCCTGGCGTCGTTCAGAACATTACACGGCAGTTGATCAGTAAAGACCGGTGGCAGGATTATCTCTACGCCGACACAATGCGTGCCGCCAAACTCACCAACGGCTATTATGTTTGGGGAACGATCAAGCCAGGTTGTTTCTTGTCCTCGCAATCTATTTTCACGATCACGTTTACTAATGGCTCCCCAAATATCTCTGGTGTCGGATTGCCATCCACCGCAGGGGACGGATTTATTTTGGCCACGACGGGCACGCTTCCTTCAGGGTTCTCGCCAAACACGACCTATTACATCTTGCCCGGATCGACCTCTACTTCGGTTCAAGTCTCTGCGACACCTGGTGGCGCTCCGATCACAGCAGCTTCTGCTGGCAGTGGGACGCACACGATTATTTATTCGACAGGCTTCAATAGTGATGACTTCCTGAATATTGATTACACTGGTGCTTTCGGTGGCCTCTATCTCGATCCCCACGACCAACGTGTTGCGTTTTCGGAACTGACCAACAGCTCTCCGATGGTCAATGTCTGGACCGACTCGTGGACGGGCGAAATGTTCTTCTTCCGCGACAGTGCTGTCTATTGGCTCGATGTATCGACGCAGCGGACGCGCTCGCCTTACCTGTGGAGGTCAAAGGTTTTTGAAACTCCAAACCGCCGCAACATGGAAGCGCTCCGTATTTATTACAGCGAACCCGATGGTAACACGACCTACACTGTACCAATTACGGTACTCGTCTACGCTGATAACCGCCTTGTCTTGACACGGCCCCTTACGCAGTCAGGAGATTTTGTACGTCTCCCATCAGGGTTCAAGGCAACTTTCTGGCAAGTCGAAGTTCAGGGTGTCGTGACGGTCAACTCGATTGAGTTTGCTACAGCGGCGAAGGAGCTCGGCAGTGTCTAATTGGCCTACCATTCCCGAGAGCGATGGCTCGGTTGAAAGCCTTGGACCCTCTGTCCGCTCTATGAAGGAAGCTGTCGAGATCATGACGGGGCAACGCCGTGGCGAGAGCTTCGGTGTTCCGCTCATGTACATTCAACCCAAAGCACCTGCTTCTAGCGGTAATAGAGGCGCAAACTATTTGAAAATTGGTTCTCTTTGGATCAATACTACCGATAATACGCTTTCTTATTTTGACGGTAAAACTTGGCAGGCCATTAAAACCACATGATCGTCTTCAATGATATCAACCATGGACATACAATCGCTGTTGCTTCCGGAACCTCTTTCAATCCGTTGAGCGATACCTGCATTGCTCGTGTCGATGATGATTTCTTACTTGGCGGGGTAATTTTTCAAAATTACACGGGTCATAGTATTGGTCTTCACGTAGCGGGTTTTGTACCTGATTGGATCAATCGGGATATGCTTTGGGTTACGTTTGACTACCCGTTTAATCAACTTGGCTGTAAGAAACTGTTCGGTCAAGTACCTGAAACAAATAGCAAAGCACTTGAATTTGACCTGAAACTTGGGTTTAAGATCATAACGAAGATTGATGACGTCTTCTCGGATGGAGCGCTGTTCGTCGTAGCCCTCGACCGTGATGACTGCCGCTGGCTCAAGATGAAACCTCGCGGCCTTCGCACCGGTAAGGAGATTATCTAATGGGTGGCAAATCTAGTCCTCCTCCAGCGCCTGATTATACGCCTATTATGAACGCGCAGATTTCGATGTCGAAGGACCAGCTTCAGCTTGGTCGCGAACAGATGGCGTTCCAAAAGGATCTGTATAACCAGAACAAACCATATATCGACCAGATCGCACAGTCGGCAATCAATCGTCAGAAGACGAACGATCAGAACGCTGCATCGGACCGCGCACGGTATCAGCAGGAATTTCAGCCGCTCGAGAACCAGCTCGTCAGCGACGCAAACTCGTATGCGACGCCGGCTCGTGAGAATTACGATATGGGCCGCGCGCAGGCGCAGGTCTCGCAGCAGTTCGACCAGCAGCGCCAGGCAGCAGCTCGCAACCTCGAGGGCTTTGGCGTTGACCCGAGCTCCACACGCTATGCAGCTCTCGATGCCGGTATGCGTGTTCAGCAGGCGGCTGCGGGTGCAGCAGCAGGCAACCAGGCCCGTATGCAGACAGAAGGTCTTGGCCGCGCGATGCGCTCCGAGGCAATCAACGTCGGTCGTGGCTATCCTGGCCAGATCGCTCAGACCTATGGCACAGCGCTTCAGTCGGGCAATCAGGGCGCGAACACGATGTTCGCCAATGCTCAGACTGCCGCGAGCACGATGGGCAGCCCGACGCAGTGGTACGGCGGCGCAGGTGGCTCACTGAGCGGTGCAGCTAACACGATGAACGCTGGCTATGCGAACCAGCTCGCTGCGTTCAACGCAGAGCAGAATGCAAGCTCTGGCTTGGGTGGCCTGTTTGGCTCAGTCCTTGGCGCTGCTGGTAACGCCGGTGGCTTTGGTAAGCTCTTTACGTTCGCCGCTGAGGGCGGTGCAATCCCTGACACTACCCCTGGAGGTAATGTCTCGGCTGCTGCTTCGCCGTCTGGTGGCAAGGCTATCGACGATGTGCCGGCACGTCTGACCGCTGGCGAGTTCGTCCTGCCCAAGGATGTCGTCCAATGGAAGGGCGAAGAATGGGCTCAGAAGGAAATTGAAAAGGCCCGTAAGGCCAAGGCGCAAGTTCAGGCAAAGCCTGAGATGAAGCCAGCTATTGATGCTCCTCCAACTTTCACGTCGCGTCCGTCGGCACTTCCTGTGGGGTAAATAATGTCGTTTAGCCGCGAACTTAAAGATTTCGTCCAAAATTATACTGAAGAGCGCAAGTTGGGGATGCAGAGGGATCTGCATCAGTCTCAGCAGGAATACTATAAGGCGCGCGCCAAGTATTATGACTCGCGGGCGACTGGCAAAACGGACGATGCGAATGCGGCCTTCACGGGCGGCTACAACAATGCTGGCGGAACTGATGGGGCAGCCCCAGCAGCTTCGGGCGCTGGTGCGCCTGTCCCTCCTCCGGACATCAAGAAAATCATTGACGCCAATACTCCTCCGGAGCTGCGCGACTATGCGTATCGCATGGCGGCGAAAGAAAGCAGTTTCAACCCAAAAGACGTATCGCCGACCGGGGCAACGGGTTTGTTCCAATTTACAGGTGGAACTGGAAAACAGTATGGGCTTGTCGGCCAGAACGGCGACTTGCGCACTGATCCTGAGCTCAACACCAAGGCATTCGTCAAGCTCACAGGCGACAATTATAATACACTCAAGAAAGCACTCGGTCGTGATCCGACTTGGGGCGAACTTGCCATTGCGCATCAGCAAGGTTCAGGTGGCGCTATCGCGCTCTTGACTGGCAAGGGTGAAGTTGATCCGAACAATCTGAAAGTCAATAACGCACGCGATGCGAATGATATCTTCAAATATTATGGCTACGAGCCGACGACACCGGGGAACTATAATGCGAACCGTGCAGTCATTGGCGGCCAGCAGCAGGCTCTTCCGATTGATGCGGGCAACGACGATGACGTACCCGTTCAAGGTGCTGCCAAGGGCGGCATGATCCGTCCGGCTGCGCACTTTGCTCAGGGTGGCGCGTTCGACGAAGCAGAGCTTCCACAAGAAGATATGTACGACGACGCTGATGAAGGTGATGCCGGTGGCGCACCTCAGCAGGCTATTCCGACTGCTCCTACCCCTGCAGGTAATGCACCTGCACAGGGAGCCCCGAAGCAGGCTGCCCCTGCTGAAGGTGGCAAAGACAATACGCTTCTGGGCATGGCCCTGCACGGCGGACTCATGTTCCTGCAGAAGGCATTCGGGATCAACGAAGCGCAGGCTGGCGAACAGCCACAGCAGCAGGGTGCCATTCCGACTGGCCAGCAGCCACGTCGCGATCTCGGCCGCGAGTTCCTGATGAAGGGCTACGGCCCGATGGATGAAAAGTCCTACAATGAACTGACCAAAGCCGTTGGTGCTGACAAGCTCGATGACTCGATCCGTACGATCGCAGGCATGGAAGCCACTTACGATCATTATCTCAAGCATGGCGAGATCAATAAAGCGAACAGCATGGCTGCCGCTCTGATCCAGTATTCCAACAAGACAGCCGCGACCTTCGGCGACATGGCAAAAGCGGCCATTCAGTCGGGCAATTATCCTGCCGCAGTTGAGCTCCTGAAAAAGGGCTACAACCAGGTGCCGGTCGACGCCACTGTCGATGCGAAAGCAAACGCGGATGGCTCCGGCTCAATCGTGCAGCGCGATGGCAATGGTAATGTCATCATGCAGGGGATGTTCACGCCGCAGCAGCTCATGGGTGCTGCACAGGGTCTGAGTGATGGCTCGTTGTTCTTCAACGAAGTCACGCAGGCTGCGCACAAATATCTTGGCAACACTGGTCAGCCGTCGCAGGCGTACCAGGAAGCGATGACGCGCCTCTATGGCGGCAATCAACCTGGAGCTCCGCAGGCTGTCCCAAGTCAGGGTGCTACCCCTGCAGGTAACGCACCTACTCAGCCAGGTGAAAGCCAAGCTGTTCCGACAACTGGTCCAGCACCGGCTCAGGCAGCACCTGCAGGACAGCCTCAGGGAGAGAAGCCGCAGGCCAATCCGTGGGACGTTCCTACTCGTGAAGTTTATGCAGGCGGCGATGATGAAGGCGTTCCTTCCATGCCGGCCGAGCCAAAAGCTCCTCAGTATGTGAGCGTCGATCCAAAGGCGATGTCTCAGATGTCTCCGAAGGAGCAGACGAGCTACCGCGAAACGATCGCTGCACAGAACCAGGAAATCCTTCGTGAGTATAATGCTCAGAAGGATGCGTATGGTCGTGACGCAGGCACGGTCAAAGAAGCCCGCAAGAACGCGATCCCGAAGCCGTATGATTTCCATCCGGATCAGGCCGACGCTCTCGAGTCTGGTATTGAGAGCGCGACAAGCGCGAACATCTTGAAGGTCACTAATCCGGCAACTGGCAAGCCGTTCAAGAGTGCCGAGGAAGCCAACAACGCAATCGGTACATCGAACGTCGAGTCGATCAATAACATCGCCAAGGACATCGCATCCTTCAACCCGTCGCTGCGCACCGGTAAATCATCTGCAACGATGGCACTGGCGCTTACCTCACCAGGTAGCGATCCAAAGGATATGAATTTCCGTCCGGTCGGTTATGCGGTCGGCAAGCGCCACGTCGTGCTTGAGGCGAAGAATGGCCAACAGATCGTGGTCCCTGTCTCGACCTATAAGCAGATCCAGAAGGTCCATACCGACTGGGGCAAGAAGTTTGGTTCTCTGAAGCAGACAGCGGATGAGGAAGCCAAGAAGCCTGGTGTTATGGGCTACCTTGGCAAAGCTGCACGGGACACGGGATCGGCAATTTATCAGTCTATGCCGACACCAAACCCCGCAAGTGCAATCCCCAACACAGCTCCGCCTGTTATTCCACAGCGGCCTACTCCTTATAGTCCTAACTCTTCCACTGTTGACGCACGTGATCTTCTTGGTACGCAGTTTGGTACTGGCGCGAGGTAATATTTTATGGCGACTTATTTCGATCCTTTCAGCGATGTTCAATCGAATAGCGAAGGCGAAAAGGGTTGGTACGGGCCTCTTGATTTCGCCAAAGACGTTGGCGCAAATTCGCTGAGTGCTGTTTCACAGCCCTTCTTCGAGGGGCAGTATGCTGGAGATCAGTCAGAAAGCCCGTGGGGTAAAGTCTCTGGTGATCTCGGGATGGCTTTGCACACTGGTGCAGAGAACCTTCGCGGGTATCGTTCTGCTGCGGCGAAAGACACAGAAGAGCATCCGCTCAACCATCCGCTTGGCGCTATTGCGCAAGGCGTCGCTGGCATTCCTGCGTTCGTCGGTGAGACAGCGGCGCTGGCTCCAGTCTTGGGTCCGGCTGCACCGTTCGCTGCCGGTGCTCAGATGCAGGTTGGTTCGATGTTGGAGAGCGCTCTCTCCGGCATGGACTCAATGAACGATCAAGAACTCGCTCAGAGGTTCCCGGTCTACGGTTCGATGCTTCAAAGCAACATGGAGCAAATGTCGCCGCGCCAGGCGAGCGAAGCGGCACGTCGAGATTTTGAAAAGGTTTTGGTCAGCAATAAAGACTTGCTTCTTCAGGGGCTCGTCGGCGCTGCAACTGGCGGCGCATTTGGCCATATCATGAAGGGTGTGGCTCCTGGACTTGGACGCCTGGGTAATGCCGCTCTGGGCGGCGCTGAGGGCGCGGCATCTATGGGCGGCATGACCGCTGCGGGTGACTACCAGCAGCAGGAAGCCAATGTCCGTGGCGGCGCACAACAGGGCATCGACTACGACTCCATCATCAACGACACACTCAAGAGTGCTGGCCTCGGCGCAGCCATCGGTGGCGGCTTCGGCGCGTTCCATGGCAAGGGCAAAGATCCAGTCGTTCGCCTCGATAGCGAAAAGGCTCCTGACCCTGCAGAGACTGCTGCGCTCACCGGCACCACTGTCGAGCAAGAGGGTGTACCTCTCAAGGTAACGGATGAGCAGCAGGCTGCTCTCGATGCGTCTCTCAATCCAGGTGCTGAGCCTGACCTTAGTCATTTGACGCCAGAACATGTCGATCAGCTTGGTGCGATCGGCATCAATCCGCACGACATGGCGAAAATGTCGCCCGAAGATGCGGATCAGATGATCAATGATCACGCTTCCGAACTGGGGAATGAAGCCCCGCGTGGAGAGCGTCAGCCTGCACTTGATCACCTCTTTCCTGAACAGATCGAAGAGCTGCGCAAGATCGGTTACAGCGATCAGGACATTGAGAAGATGTCGCCGAGCGAAGCGCACCGCGCGATGCTCGATGATACGGCTCCACAGGAGCAACAGGCACAGGCAGAGCCTGAGCAAGAGCGTGAGCCTAACCTGAGCCATCTGGACCCTGAGGTCGTCAACGAACTCGGTGCTATCGGTATCAGCCCGTACGACATGGAGAGGATGTCGCCGGCGGAAGCTGATCGTATGATCGTTGAACATTCCGAGCCTGGCGAAACCTATTCGATGAACCCTGAGGACTTTACCTCCAAGGGTAATCGGACTGCGCCTGCGCCCCTGCCGGATGGTGCTGGTCCAAAGACACGCGACTTGCTGGAGCGCATCAAGGCGAAGGCAGAAGAGAAGCCTGCAGAGTCGGCTCCGGAACCGGCTCCGGCTCCCACCACTGTAGCCACTCTTCCAAAAGCTGACGATCTCTTTAGCGTTGCACCAAAGAAGCAGGCCAAAGAGCGCCTGCCCGCAGGCGTTCCGTCTACGATGCGCGAAGAAGCCGTAGCGCTTCGTTCTGCACTGGCATCCAAGGACAAGATCGCAATCTTGCGCGCCGAAGGTGCGTTCCGCGAGAAGCTGCCGCTTGTTGAAGCGAAGGCAGCGATCAAGGCCATTCGCGACAAGTTCGATAAGGAGCAGCCATCCAAGTCAAAGGCTGACTTGGTGCGCGCAGCGGCATCGTTTGCTGAAGCGGTTCGCAATGGCAACGACGAAGGCCGTGCGAAGGCTGAAGCTGAATTGCGCAAAGTGCTTGGTTCAAACGCGAACGAAGTTATCGGCGCTCTCGAAAAGGGCGCGCGCGGTGAGAAGTTGAGCCCGTTCGAAACGCAGCAGATGGCGTCTTTCCTTGGTAAGAAAACTGGGGGTGAGAAGGCTAAGCCATTCGTCGAGCGCAAGAAGCGCACGAAGCCTCTTGAAGATATGACGGTCGATGAGCTCAAGAAGGCTCAAGCGAAAGACGACGCGACCGATATGGTCCGCCAGTCGAATACGGTCAATGTCGATTTTAATGCTATGTCGGGCAACGAAGAAGAGGGCGCAAAAACGAAGGATGCCCCTCCGGAGATTGCTACAACCACAAAACCACGTTCTAAGCCTGAACTCTATAATCCGGAGAACGCTACACCGGGCCCGGTCCGTAAGCCGAAGTTGAGTGCCGAGGACGAGAAGAGACTCGCTGCTGTAAAGCCAAAAGCGGAAGCCCCGAAGCGGTCTGCTGCTTCGAGCAAGGAAGTTGCAGAAGATCGCAAGATCGGCGAAGCTGAAGCACGTCGCAAGTCACTCGATGAGCGCGTCCTTGATGTTTATCAAAAGACGATTGAAGTCGCTAAGGAGAAGGGTCTCGCTCCTAAACTTGCTGAACGGCAGGCGCGTGTCGCTGCCGAAAAGTTCCGTCGTGAAGCAAAGCTCGAGAAAGGTTCCGAGAACGAACCGAACCTGCTCGAAATCAATGATCAGATGAAGGGTGATCTCTTCGGCTGGGCCGATGAGAACCAGCCTGTCAAGGAAAGCCGTGCAGCAGTTGCACAAGAAGGTCCAGAGTATCAGGCTGCAATCGAGAACAAGCCTCTCAGTGGTGTTGCCGATCATATCGCCAAGACATCAACGAACCCATCTTACCGTGTCATCGCTGAACGCGTTCGTGATCGTATCCTCGAGCTCGAAGCAATCGGTGCGAAGTTTGGCCTTCTCAATATTGTTCGGCCAAACACAAGCCACCCGAGCAATATCGTCAATGCTCTTGCTAATGGCCGCGGTGTCGCAACAACAAATTTCTTCAAAGGTTCTCTGACTGACACGACTGTTAGTCTGAATAGCCACGATTACAGCGCCAGCAACAAACATGGCACGGATCATCATGTCACGTTGCATGAGCTCCTCCATGCGGTCACTAATGCTGCGCTGCGCATCGGTCAGTTGACGCCTGGCTCCGAGCTGCACAAGCATTATGTCGCGTTCAAAGAATTGCATAGCGAAGTAGTGCGCGAGTTTAACCGCCGTGTCGCGTTGTCAAAGCTCGGCAAATATGAGCTCACTCCTTTCGAAAAGGAGATTTTGGCCGATAAAAATAATGCCCTCAGCAACGATGCAAATGGTAATGGTGCGCCTCTCCGTGAGCTGCTGGCGTGGGGCATGTCGAACCCTGAGATGCAAGACTTCCTGCGCTCGATCAAAACAAAGGGCCAGACAAACATCTTCACAAAATTCGTCGAAACAGTTCGTAACTTGCTCGGTGTCAAGCCTGGTGAGGCAAATGCACTTAGCGACCTCATTCATCTCACTGACCGCGTGACGTCTTTCGATCCTGAAGAGCTTCGCCAGGCCGGGACAGAGCTTGGTATCAAGTCTGGCGCGATCAAAAGCCCTCTCAATGATGCGATGCGTGTAGGTGACTTTACCCCGCAAGGTAATGCTCGCGAGCAGAATGACCTTGGCTCCACATTCCGTGAGCCGCTTCGCGATGCGTTGAAGCGCAATGCAGATACGGTCAAGAGCGGCGCTGACACTCTTATGGAGAAGGTGCGCAATCCCGTCGAGACCATGACGAACATGGCCCGTGACGTAGCGCGTAACGCCAAGAGCGGCACGATGCTTTCTCGCATCGGCAACGCCCTCGAGACGAACGACCAGTTCCGCCAGCGCAAAGAGAAGCTGATCCCGCAGATCCGCAGCATCTTCGATAACGTGGAGCGCATGGGCGTTCATGCTCAGAAGCTGAAGCAGGAAGGCTCCGACATCGAGGCTGCGCTGTGGCGTGCCCAGAAAATGGACCCGAAGGGCTTCGAAGCGTTCTCAGACTTTATCCATGATCAGACCATGTATGGCGTCGATGCGTCGGAAGAGCTTGGCAAGGGGTTCAACGAGCACCTCGATACCAACGCCTATATCCGTGCGCGCGAACGCAATGGTCGCTCGAAGGAAGATCTCGCCAGCGAGCACGCCATCAACACATGGGAAGCGCGTGCAGCGTACCCTGGCCTGAAGGCGAAGTATGCTGAGCTGGTAGCGCGCAACCCTGATTACGCGAAGCTCCAGAAGTCTCTGTTCAAGTTCTACGACAAGAGCCACTCCGAGATGTCGAAGGGCATCCTCGACAGCATCCTGCGCACCTATGGCTATGCCGGTGACCGCAAGGCGGTTGCGAAAGATTTGTTCAAGAATGGCCTCACGGACAAACTTCGTGAGCACCTCAACACTGAGTTGGGCTCCAACGCCGTCGCACAGATCGAAGCAGTGGATAACTTCCGCAAGGTGGATGGTCCCTACGCTCCGCTGATGCGCCGCGGCGATCATGTTGTGATCGGCGAATACAAATTGCCTGAAGGCAAGGGCGCACTCGCGCGTCCTGAGAAGAACCAGTACGAGTTCCGGACACGTGCCGAGGCTGAGAAGTTCGCCACAAGCCAGCCTCTGAAGTTCAAGGCTGAGACGGTCTATTATGATCCGCTCACCGGCAAGCGCTCGACGAAGGAAGGTGCGATCTCGACCGCAGGCGGTCCGGAGAAGCGCATCCTTGTGACGCTGCAGGAAAAGCACCTCGAGTTCCATGAGACAGCCGCAGACGCGCGTCGTTCGTATGAGGAGCTCAAGGGTACGAACCAGTTCGACACGCTCAATCATGGCGAGCGTCGTCAGTATGCAGACCAGGAAGAAGAGTTCACGGGTCGCGGTGTCGCGCGCCTGATCAACTCGATCCAGCAGCAGGACGCCTACAAGAAGTCCAGCGAGTCGGACCGTGAAGTGTTCCGCAATGCGATCAAGGAAGCCGGCATCCGTGCGATGTCCGGCAACCGTGTCCAGTCGCGCCGTCTTCCTCGTCGTCGCGTCGAGGGTGCGTCCAAGGATCTGTTGCGTAACCTCTACGATTACAACAATTCAGCATCGAATTATCGGGCGAAGCTTGCATATGATGATGTGATCAATTCCAACCTCGAAGACATGTGGAAGCATGTCGAGGGGCGTCGGCATTCTGCAGACTATGCGGACATGTCGGCTGCGGCGAACGAAACCGAACGCCGTGCTCGCTCGCAAGATCCGAATACCTACACAGGTAAGTACACAGACTGGTCACGCCGTCTGATGATGTACTCGTACATCGACCGCATGATGCGTCCATCGCACTTGATCCTGCATCAAACGCATCTTCCGATGATCACGGTTCCCTACATGGTGGGGCGTCATGGTTTCGGCGCGTTCGGTACGATGTTGAAAGCCTGGAAAGAGGCAACTGGCGCTTATCGTGCTGGCGGTGAAGACTTTGTAAAGTCGATCTCCGACTCGTTGCACAAGGGCACCAACTACAACGACCTGTTCAAAGAGAGCTTCAAGGATGCTCCGGACGCCAAGCGCCTCGGGCAGATGTTCGACGCGTTCTCGGAAATCGGTCTTCTGCATCCGGAGTCGGGTATCGAGCTGCAGAAATATATGCCGTCCACTCAGAAGGGTGGCCTGGTTGGTGCGCTCGATGCGGGCCTTGGCAAGTTCGACACGGTGTTCCGTCACCTGACGAACGCGACCGAAGCGATCAACCGCTATGTCGGCGCGACGGCTGCGTATCGCCTCGAGTTCGAGAAACTTACCCGTGCAGGTAAAGGCCAGGCTGAAGCACACGCAGGCGCGATGGAATATGCGCGCAATGTGATCGCCAACACGCAGGGTGTCTACAGCGCGACGAACGCTGCACCGCTCTTCAAGAACAAGTTCTTGAAGCCGTTCATGCAGTTCCGCCAGTTCCCGCAGATGATCTACAACCTGCTCGGCAAGACAATGGTGCAGGCATTCAAGGGTGAGACGCGTGAAGCGAAGGTTCAGGCCGTCGCATCGCTCGCAGCAGTCCTTGGTATGCACACGATGATGACTGGTGTTCTTGGCGGTCTCCCGCTCGAAGCATTCAAAATCGCAGGCACGGTGTCGAAGGGTCTCGGCCTTACAGACGGTGACTGGTCCGATGTTGAACAGGGTCTGTCTGAGTATCTGTACAAGTCGATGGGCAAGGACGCCGCAGAACTTATCCTGCACGGGCTCGGCCGTCAGGCGGGCGTCGATGTTCATCACCGCCTCGGTCTGAACTCGTTCTTCACGTTCGGTATGCCCGACAAGCTCGATAGCCAGAGCGTCTACGCGTTCATCGCGAAGGCGGCACTGGGTGCGCCGGCTGGTCTCGTCGAGGACACACTGAAGGGTGTGAACCAGATGGCGAACGGCGACATCGTGGGCGGCATGGAGAAGGCGTTCCCTCTCCAGATCCTCCGCGACGTTGAGCGTGCATGGTCAGGTGGTTCGCAGCAAGCAGACAGCTATGCTTATGGTGTCGGCGACAAGGCTGCTCGTCTGCTTGGCTTTACCCCTGCAGGTGAAGCTGAGTATTACGAGAAGAAGAACGAAACATATCACCTGACGCAGGGCTACAACCAGAAGCGCACTGAGCTCATGCAGTCGTGGGAGAAGGCAAAGCCTGAACACCGCGATGATATGTGGGCGCATATTCAGCAATGGAATGCTGACAAGCCTAAAGAAGCTCAGATCACCAAAGGTGAGTTGATCAAATCCTTGGGCCGTCGTAGTAAGCAAGAACGTGTCAACGGAATTCCTGTTAACAAGCGCAATCGTTATTTACTCGAGAGCGCACAAAATCTGAGCTGATTGATGCCAAAACTTCTTGAACGTCTTGTCTCACAGCTCGAAGCGAAGGGAATGCCGAAGAGCAAAGCATTTGCTGTTGCGACTTCGACACTCCAGAAAAGCGGCAATCTGAAACCAGGAACTCAGCAGCTTACCCCGAAAGGTAAAAAGCGTGAGGACATGGGTGCAGCCGGTCGTGCAAAGGACCGTGCCGCCAAAGCGAATGGCGGTAAGGCATCGGACTATAAATATAACCAACTTACCAATCGGGCTCGGAAAGCATGACCAGGGATTATCGTCACGAATACGATACATATCAGGGCACACCTGAGCAGAAGAAAAATCGTGCCAAGCGTAATGCCGCTCGGCGTGAACTGGCACGTGAAGGTCGCGTCCAAAAGGGCGACGGGAAAGACGTCGACCACAAGAAGCCATTGCGTTCGGGTGGTGGCAACTCAAAGAGTAACCTCCGTGTTACCTCACAGAGTAAGAATAGGGGCTGGCGAAAAGGCCAGTGATATGAATTGGCGACTCAAGCATTTGAAAATGATATGTTCTATGACGCACTGAAAGCTGTCGATACATTTGGTTCTATTTCCGCAGCAGCACGCGAGCTGGGCCTTTCACGTCAAACATTGCAATATCGAGTACACGCAGCCAAGGCGCGTAATCTGAATATTGATAATCCTCAGAGGGGGTTCAAAGTCGATCCCCTTCCATCCAAGTCCATCCCTGTCGAGAAACGCATCGAGATGATGGAAGACGCTTTCAAGCGTCGTCACGAATATGAGCTTGCCAAGAAGTGGCGTCCCATCAAAATTGAGATGGACGGCCCCATCGGCATCCAATGGTTCGGCGATCCCCATATCGACGACAATGGTTGCAACTGGCCGCTTCTCAAGCGCGATGTTGATATCGTGAAAAAGACCGAGGGCATGTTCGGTGCCAATATCGGTGACACGACCAACAACTGGATCGGCCGTCTGGCGCGCCTCTACGCAAACCAGGATACCAGCGAAGAGACAGCGCTTGAGCTCGCGCATTGGTTCATGGAACAAATCCCGTGGCTCTTGATCATCCGCGGCAACCACGATCTCTGGTCGGGCACGCTCGGCAAGAAATTGTTTGACTGGATGGCGCAGGGCTCAGGTCCGGTTGCCGACTGGCAGGCGCAGATCGCGTTGAAGTTTCCCAACGGTCGCGAAGCGAAAATCTGGGCGGCTCACTCGTTCCCTGGAACGTCGATGTGGAACCCGCTCCATGCGAGCGTGAAGCGGGCGCAGTTCACTGGCGAGGCCCATCTCTATATCTCAGGGCATCATCACGACTGGGCGCTCTATGAAACGGAAGACCCGCACCGTGGCAACGTCTATTGGGCTGCCAAGGCACGGGGTTACAAGTTCATTGACTCTTACGCTTCGAACCTTGGCTACGGGGCGCAGCAGCACGGGGCTTCGATAACGGCGATTTTTGATCCTGAGGCTGAAGGTCCGGCTTTTTTGAAGTGCTTTTCGGACTGCGAGGAGGCGGCAGAGTATCTGACTTGGAAGCGTAAAAAGCGGCTGTCCGGTCGGCGTTAAGTTCTGCGGCCAAGCGATGAAAATGGCGGTCGAGGTGATGTTCTAAACGGATAATCACCTCGTGGTCCTCTTGGTCGATCATGAGATTTTTGATGGCTCGCTTGCGGTCGATCTCCGACTGACGGTTTGACGCGAGCAACAGGATCGGGCCACAGAAGGCCGCCTGAACCGACAGAAACAAGTTCAGCAGAATGTAGGGATATTCGTCGAAGCGATCCGCGGCGACTGAATTATAGATTACCCAAATAACCAGGATACCTGACTGGGTAATAATGAACCGCCACGATCCAATGATTGCGGCGGTTCGATCGGCAATACGTTCAGATAATGTCATTGGCCCCACCAACGTAAGAGATAGACTTCATCCATCTCTTAACGTCGGCGCGGAAGTTCTTCAACCCACGGCGGTCAGACCCCGAGAACGGGGCTATAAAGAACCTTGACTTACCCTGAGAGGTAACCGCGATCTTATAATGACAAGACCCGGTTACCGAGATGTCCGTGACTTCACACCCGAGCTCACTGATGAGCTCCGTGTATGGCTTCACACGTTGAAGGTTCATTCCACGATGTCCTTCAACCTCAGATCGGCAAGGTTGAGCTCGATCAGATATTCCTTCGTGCCCGTCGAGAATGCTGTCCCGCTGCCCAGGATACCGGGGAACGGCTTCTTCATTCCGAACTCGCTCTCCATCTTCTTCGTGAAGGCGTGACGCGAATACTGACGCTGCTCCATCCACTCCGAGAATGCCGTGGATGAGATGCGCACCATGTGGTCCTCACGGCCGACTTGCACCTTGAGATGGTCGAGCTTGCTGGCATCTGTGAGAACCTTGATCGCGTCCTTGGCAGGCTTGCCGGGGCTGACCCAAATGCGGTTCGTCACGAGCGTGTTACGCGAGCGCATGGCCCCGAGGAACTGCGTGAGGATCGTCGACACCGCGATCGTCTTGGACTGGTCTGCAGGGCTGTTCTGGATCTCGCCACGCATGTTGTTGCGCACGTCCATCAGGAACTTGAACAGGCCGTCGGCGTCGATGTCTGTGAAGCCGAGCTCGTTGGAGTAGCGCGCACCAATGACGATCGACACGATGCAGGCGAGCCAGAAGCGTTCTTCGTTCGTGAAAGCGTGATTAGCGTAAATTTCCTTCGAGAAGTGAACCATGTCACTCTCGATGCGCTTCCAATTCTTGCCGAGGAACTTTGCGTATTCGAGACCCACTTCGCCATGGTGGTCATTGAGCTTACCTAACAAGGTATTGACCTGCACGTGGTCGCCGTTCTGGATACCTGGGAGCACCGTGTATTCGAACGTGCGGTAGATACCTGCAGTGGTTGACTTGTTCACGCGGATCATCGCGTCGATGATCGAGTCGTTCGATGCTGACACGAGCATGGTCTGCCATGTGCCGGCGGAACGAAGCTGCGACTCGGATGTGAGGCGCGACTTTTCACGGCCACCTGTGAGGGTAAAGGCCATGTTCACAAACTTCGATGTCTGCTGATCAGTCTTGAGCTCATCCCAGAAGAGCGGCAGGTGGCGGATGTCGCCGATCTTCTTCAGGACTGAGTTGGTCGTATCGTCGAGACCCTGCATGGCGCGAACCGGATCGCCCCACACGGACTGAGCGATCTTCATCGCTGTTGTCTTACCGATACCGGACTCGCTCGAGTACGCATTGACCATCACACCCGTCTGACCGGTGAACCGCACCAGTGGTGCAGCGAAGGCTGCTGCGATGATCGCATCGAGAGATGGACGGCGTTGATCTGTAACAATCTTGGCCATCTGCTTCCACGGTGCGATGCTGCCCTTCGGCGTGTATTGCGCCGCCAGATAGGGATCAGCGTTGACGGCAGGACGATCGCCCTCAGGCATCCACAAGCGGCCGCCATACGAGAAGCCTTCGATCTTGCCGTCGATGACGGACCAACCGAATGGCGAGGATGAGATCACTGCATCCTTTGTGATTTGTAATTTTTGTATCCAGGACAAGAGAAACTCCTTGAGAATTTTTGAAACTTTTTCGCTGACGAAAATGCCGCGGGCACCCAGGTATTTGGGCAGTGCGTCTTTGGCCGTGATTACCTCAGTAGGTATGTCGAGCTTGGTCTCGTTGCCGCGCTCGGTTTTTGTGATGACGTGCAGCGTCCAGGGATTATTGGACATCCACGCATTCCAGAATGGATACGAGCACAGCTTGATGGTCTGGACTGCACCCATGTCATCGACGACGCGGCGGTAGATGATGCCGTCTGGATCACGATGATAGTTATCCGGTAGCGGCGACTTGGGGTCGTCGTTCGCGGCCGGCAGTGCGAAGTTGAGCGGGCTCTTCTTCTGCGCGAGGAGCGGGCAGGTCTTACACTCCGCACAACCAAAAGCTGCGATCTTCTCGCATTGCGGCCAGCCGGAGTTCTTCCTTTGCTGTGTGTCTCTGACACGTAGGAACAGCGCATCGGTCTCGACAGGGTTATATGTCGGATGCTGCTCACTCATCCGGTGAAGGGCTTCTGCGCCTTCCTCGGTGAAGTTTGCGATGACCGACGTCATGAGCCAGAGAGGGTTGCTGTTCCCTGCCCCACCCGTCTCAAGTGTCCGCTTGACGAAGTTGCACGAGCGGGCCACGTCCGCGATCTTCACGGGCTTGGCTTTCGCTTCGAGGCCAGCAGAGAATTCACTGACCACTGCCTTCGCCAAGGCAGGCTTCGATGCTTCGATGTATTTGCCGAGTGACGCACGCACCTGGTCGAGGCTGGCACGCTTGCCAGACCACAAGAGCTTTACCTCTTTAGGTTGTTCGCTCTTATGGTTGAAGGTTCCAGGGATACGCAGGATGCGAGCCGAGTCGACGGTGCATTGCGTATCGCACATGAGCCCGTGAGCCTGCGTCGCCTTGGCGAGCGCGTTCGCGAGAATTTGCCACTCGTCCTTGCTGAGATCCTTGTCGAGAGCCCAGTGGACGTGGAACCCACCCGAACCAGAACCCACCATCGCAGAAGGCTGAGGTAGCCCTGATGCGGTGATGAAATCCTTCAGTGCAACGCCCGCTTCCTTCGTTGAGGCATACGCGCCGTCCTTCACGTCGATGTCGATGAAGAGTGAACGCAATGCCACAACGTCCTGCTGCGAACGCATGGCCTTGAGATACTGGTAGCCACGCTTCGAGGTCTTTGCTTCTGCTCGAGCTTGTGCGCTCATGCAGACATAGAGATCCTTGGGATCGCCCTTGAGCGCCCACGCAATCGTCTTGACGGC